TAATCAGCATCCTTGACTCGGAAACCTACGGAAAAGGCCCCAAGAACACCGTCTTTAACTAGTTGAGCAACATTAGCAGGCGCGGCCTTACTAATCTTACATTCCAGCTCCAAGCCATTTGGTCCAGACTTCAGACCTGTAGCTCGACCAATTGGTTTATCATAGTCATGATTAAACAGGATAATTGGATTCTTTTCAAAGTTCTTTAGTCCACCCTTCTGCCACGCTTCTGCTGAAATGGAGTCACCCGCGCGATCAAAGTCAGCCGTGCTTGCCATTCCACGAATCATTACAGAGCCATCATCTTCTGCATGAGTCTTGAAAGTAGACGTAAGATTAAAGATTTTATTCATATCTTAATCCTTTTTTACTGCCGGTTTAGGGGCAGGCTTGACCGCGGCCTTTGGTGCTGGCTTTGGTGCTGGAGCAGGAGCTGGTTTTGGCTTAGCTGCTTCTGCTTTCTTCTTCGCGATCAATTCCATAAGTTCTGGATGTGCTTTCTGCATCATAATAATTGCTCGTGAATAACTTCTTCCTACGTTGCGAATCCCTGTTAGCATAACGGGTTTGTCGGTTTGCTTGACATACTCGTCTTGGGTCATAATCTTACCCTTCTCTGCAAAATACATTGCTAGGTCACGACATAGTTTAATTCTTTGTGGTCTATTCGCCATCTTCGTTTGTTTCCTCTGGTCTTCCGCCCTCATCGGGATTGGTTGCAGAACCTGCGATATTTGCAGGAACTCTTATATCTTCAGTGCCGTCTACAAAATCGAAACCAAGTCTCTCGCGAGCTTCTGCAGGAGTAATAATACCACCGTTTACTAGTGATGTGTAGTAAGCGGAGGCGTCTCTCAGCTCAGGCTGTAGAGCGGGTATTTCACTGATGTCTTCTTTTAACTCGAAACCGAAATATCTTTCCATTGCAAAATTAATTTTTCGAACTATAGGAAGTATAGTCTCAAGATAATACATACGCATATTTGGGCGAATGTTGGCGTTGTTGCCAGAGTCCATCATAATTGGAGGTACTCCGAGCGCCTTCAAAATTATCTTTTCATTGTCTGCGATACTATTTTGAAAATCAAGATCTTTAAAATTTACATTTGAGATAGAATCTACTTCAATTCCACCGTCCAAAATAAGGGGTCTACGACCGCCTGCTTCTGGTTGATATCGTGACTGCCACGACACCATCATACGTTCTTTAATCTTTTCAGAAAGTGTATTTGGTGACTTGAGTACCAAGCCAGGAACTGCACCATTCTTAAAGAAGTTATCTTGGAACTTACGCATTTTCATCATAAGTTGCATAGTACGTAGAGCAGGACTCAAACGCGGAACACCTCGATAAATTGAGTAAAAGGAGTTCTCTTTAATATGTATAATCTCACTAGGCTTATAGTTTACTTTCTCATTGTAAGTGAACTTCTCAATGTAAGTATCCGAACTAGCGTGAATAACCATCTTATCTGCTGGTAAGTGATAGAGGTGTGCTCCATCATAGTAGATAAAGATGTTACCATCAAGTATAAAGTCAATAATTAAGTTACGCTTGAAAGTATTAATGTCTTGGAAAGGGTTAGGCTCTTGGTTTAAAAGTAGATCTACTTTAGTACGTTTGATGCCTTTAATGATGCTGTTGCCCTTATGTTGACCACCTACTTGAGTAGGAATCTCAGCTGCATCATCTACAATAATATTTACCGCACGATTTACGACTTCTAGCTCTTCGTAAGCTCTCTCATAAGAAAAGGTAGGCTCACGAGAAGTTTGAATATCGTTGCCGTAAAACTGCTGTGCAGGATTCAGCTTCTCTTCAACTTCTACAGGTTTTTTCTCAAAAGGATTATACCAAGCCATGTTTTTCTCTTTGAATCTCTACCCAGCGCATCTGCTTTTTAGCTGTTCCCAGCCCAGGGTCTTTACCGTAAATTGAGTGAAGTTTTAAATGGTGAGTATGACACAGCGTAACTGTGTGGTCGTATAACTCAGCATGATGTTCTTCTATAAAGTCATCCCGAAGTGATTGAATGTACTCAGGATTGTGTTTGTTCTTTGTTAACCATTGATTCAACAAAGGAGTTAAACTGTAAAAGTGGTGAAAGTCTAACTGCTCTGTCTCACCACAAATCTCGCAAGAGGAGCCCTTTGCATACTTGGACTTTGCCTTATCTCGTACATATTTTACTACATCGCGTTTTAGCTTAGGCATTTTCCTTTGGTTCCTCGATTTTTCATTTAAAGAATTATATCGGCTTTAGGGTAACTTGTCAATAACTATTTTTGAGTAGGTATCGCTAGAAGGATACCTGTGCCGTTTGAAATGAATATAGTCCGTAACGAAGACCATCTGCCATGTGCGAAGCCATGTTGTGCTTCGGTTTTTCCTTCATTAGATTTGGGTTAGGGTCCCACTGATACGCGTCAAGGCAAGCTAGTGATTGTTTACACTCTTGGTCAACATAAAGTTTGTCATTATCAATAATTGCTGATACGTGACCGATGCCATCAAGTACAGATTTCTTTGCGTTAATAGTACTAATATCATAGTTCTGTGCAAAGTCAAATCGAGTCTGCTGTGCAGCGGAGTCAATATAGATATAGTCAATATCCCACTTGTCAATCAACTTTTGTATTTCTTCTGCGTGTTGCTCTGTAGTACGCTCGTTATTGAAATACTCATCTACTAAGTAGTATTTGTCCTCATCCCAGTCATAAGCGATTACACACATTGCTGTAGGGTCTTTGAAACCTACGTCCAACCCCGCAAAGACGTCCATCTTACTAGTATCAAACTGAGACAGGTCTTTTACCTGTGTCTCAAAGTTGAACTTCCAGATCTGTCCTTCATAAGTATTAAAGTCAGCTTCGTACTCCTGCTTAAACTCTGCTTCAGACATCGACTTTCGTGCTTCTGAGATATCCGATTCGCTCATGCGTGGATTATCTCGATAGGTTGCTCGTATACTACACCATTCTGGGAAGTCTTCTGAAAATCCTCTGTAAAAGAACTCAGAGAACCAGTTGTTTCTGCCTCGAGGTGTTGAGATAAAGATTGCTTTAGAATTTGGTTTGTCCAGAGTAGGACGAAGTGCAACGTTGAAGGCGTCCTTGCCGTCAGCGAGTGCGGCCTCATCAAAGATGATAAGGTCATAAGATCTACCTACACAAGAATCGACCTGATTAACAGAACCCATTCTTACAGTAGACCCGTTAGAGATTTCAATAACTTTATCCTTGGCGTTATCTTTTGTAACCTCTAAATCAAAATGCTTAATTAGATTTCTCTGTAGATCGAAAGAGATCTGAGACAAAGAGTAGTTGGGAGACATTATTAGAATATTGGAGCCAGGTACCAAGGACACGAGCTGTCCAATAATATTGGCTATGTAGGTTTTACCCTGTCTGCGCGAGACTGCGGCAGAGACAAAACGATACTTAGGATCGTTAATCGCATTGATAATTGCTATCTGCGATGGTAAGGGAGTGACATTCAATAGCTCCAGGTACGGAGCTATTGGAAGTTTTAGAAACTTTGTCTCAGATCTTAATTCAACGATTTCGTCAGAGATAATATCTCTGCGGCTTACTTCTACTGCCATATTAATCTTCTTTCTTTATAATTTGCCACATTCCCCAAGCGAAACCCGCCCAGGCTAGTAGGTGTGCTATGCCACCAAATAAAATAACTGCTCCGCAGACGCCCATAAGAATTAGTGCGTCTTTTTTCTTTTTTAACTTATCCAACATGAGTGCCTCTCTTTTTATGTCCGTTCCAAGCTACAAATCCTGCTAAACGTAAAGACCAGTATGCGAGGTAGTTAAGAACTCGAAAACCATTTACTTCGATGCAGATGTCTCGGAAGATTCCATCCATAAACTTCTGATCATGATAACCGATATCACTTCCATCTTTCTTCATAAGAGTTGCGTACTTGTATCCATAATCGTGTACTAGGCCACCCATTAAAAGTACTCCTACTGGTGATAAGAAAGTTGCGAGAAACTTAGGAACAGATGCTCCATCGAACTCAAACCCCGCAGGTATCTTGTAGTCTTCACCATTCAGGCTGTAGTTAAAATCTTGTTCGATTTTCCACTTACGTGTACCCATCAACCACATTAGTATTCCTTTCCAAAAACCTTTATCTTTTGTTTTGATTGGTAAAGGTGACATAACTGGCATAAACTTATATTTAAAGTCTACCAGTGTTTCTTCTTTTTTATCTACTTTGTTTACTACGAAACCTATCAGTACCAGTACTCCGAGTACTGTCCACTGCCAAAAAGTCATTGCTAAATCAAGTAACATTTCCATTATTTCTTCCCTGCATATGCGTTGGCTCCAAAGAATGCTGAAACCAGGGCTGCGATAGCTACAAAGTAAGTGGGAGCAATATCACCGATTATTTTAGCGGCGCTATCTAACCCGAATAATGATGTGCAGAATATGCCAAAAGGATAAAATAACATTCCCCAAAGAGAGAACCAAGTCATCTTTCGCATTGCATCACGCTGTGCATCTTGATCTTCTAGTTCTTTCCTACGAAACTCAAGGTACATTTCTTGTTCGACGGCAGAAACTTCTCCGTCACCATTTGTGTCTGCGGGATGAAAATTCTTGTCGTCTACCATTTTACTTTATCCGCCCAATATGCTGCTGACATTTTGCCTTTAGCAATATTCTTGGCGTGTCGTGCTTTGAAAGACGCTCTTTTCTTCTTCATTCGATCAGATTCTCCAGCCTTCGGCTTCCCTGCCGTTTTAGCTCCCTGCTGGCCGAAACGAATTGTTTTCACTTTAGTACCAACTTTAGCTACAACGATATGAGACTTCTTAGCATGGCCTGGAGTACGTTTTGGTTTATTATAACCACTAACGCCTGCCCGTTTTAACCTTGAGTCTTTTTTCTTCCTCGCTTTTCGCTTTGCTGGCATAAGTTTTACTCCTTGTCTTTCTTGCCGGAATCGACGACACCTTTGACGTCTTGTCCGACTGCTATCGTAACATCTGCTACTGTGTTGCCTACTCCGCCTAGAGTATTGTTTACCATTGCCTGCGTGCCGTCAATGGCTGCATTCATGGTTCCACAAGCTCCTAGTAGTAGTGCAGATACTATAACTAAATACTTCATTTGTTTCTCCGTATTGTCCTGCCCTTGGTCAAAATGTATCCGATTTAGGGGAAAGGGCCTTGCTGAAAAGTGCCACTTGACACTTTATTTCTTTCTTCGCTTCATAGTAGCTTTACGCTTCTTTTTCACGAATGTTTTAACCATAGTGGGTTTGCCTCCAGGATTGCCTGCTTTTCTTTTCCTTCTAATAGCAGACTTCTTCTGTGCTGCAGTCATACGAGCTGCTTTAGCTTTGGGAACACACTTGGGGTATTTACCTTTCTTTGCTTTGCTTCTACCACACTTGGCATAGCCCCCGCCTTTCTTTGGGCGGGATATATCAACCCATTCTTCTTTAAACCATTTTTTGAGACTCATTTCTTGACTCCCATTCGGTACTTGCCGCCTCGCTTCTTATATTCCTTCACTAAGAAAGCATTTGCGTAAGCTGAAGGATATACCTTAAACTTTCTCTTTACTTGGGCCTTTACTGCTGCGTATAGGCGCTTGTTTGTCGGTACTGGCTTCTTTTTCGCTGACTTCTTTCTCTTCCTTTTCACCGCCATGAAATATCTCGTCTAGGGCTTCTACCCAGCCTGAGGCATCCTTTGCCTCTTTCTCTGTAGCAAACTTAAGAAGTCTGCCCTCTTCATTTCGCCAACACCACTTGCCTCGCTTTTCAAAAATCATCTTACTTGCCTCTCTTCTTCGGCTTCTTCTTCTTTGGTCGACCGACTGTTGATCCGTATGTTCCTTTACCTTTTGGCATAGTTTTTCTCCTATGAGGCTAATGCTACGATTAACCATACTAGAGCGGGTACTAATACTGCTATACCGGCTACTATTTTTATCCATAGTAGGATGAATTCCATTTGTTTCGATTTACGATGCTTTTCTTCTCGAATAGCCTTTTCTCG